CCAATTCGTGAAAAGCTCATCAGCGGCTTCATGGTCATAACCTTGGTCTGCCTGTACAAAAAGCTGTGTCCGAATCTTTGAAGCCTTGATCCAATCAGCAAACTTAGTATCACTCAGGATGTCTTGCATGTCGGGATGACGTTGTTGCAATGCAGCCTGTGCTGTACTCTGCTTATACTGTTGGTTCTGTGCTTCAGCCGCCTTAATTGACGGGTGATTCTTAATAGCCCTCTCGACTGCCTTGTCGGGATCAGAGAAAAAGTCTATGTCTTCTTCAGGTTCTGGGTTTTCTTTTGTTGTGTCGAGTTGTGTTTGGATGTAAGAATCAACAACTGATCTTAGTTCCCCTACTTCTGAACTTTGTCGGCCTAATAACTTCTCAGCCTCTTGGTGCATCCGTACAATCTCAGCCGTACTTTTGCCCCTATATTTATCGGGGATGTCATCTTCAGGAGGAGTATCCTCTACTACAGGTTCTTCCGTTACTTGACTGATCTCTTCTTGTTCATCACTTACTTCTTCTAAACGCTCGTCATATAGTGTTGCCATTATTAAACTCCGTGAGTAATCTCATTATGGAGGTGTATTATGTAGGGCTTCCGTTAGGAGTTGGCCTTACGCTCTTGTTGTAGCTTCTGTTCTCTGTTTTTCTCCCATTTCCTGGTAGCACCCATAAAATCTCCAGAAATAGGATCAAGTTTACAGCGAACAGCACTTACAATTCTTTCTGCTGTTCCTTCACAGCACTCACAAAAAACAGCAGTAACAGTGGAGTCTATATATCTTTCTTGTATATGCCCAACATCGCACATAAACTCGTATAAGGCTCTCAATGTACACCTTCCGCTGTTTCTATTGCATCTTCTTCTGCTAATTGTATTTGAGCTTCTAAATTAAGCAGCCCTGCTATAATTGCAAGCTGACCCTTTCGGAAGAAAAGGTCTTGAACATCTTTAACTAGCTCTATTGCATTAACAACATCAGCGTTGTCTTGTAAGTCTCCTTGTAGTTGTTTCCAACCCTCTGAGACAAACATATCTCTAAAATTTCGGTAATAAAGCTCAAGTTCTTTATCAATCATAACTGTTTCTCCATAAGGACAGTCGATTTAAGTATATGTTACCTAGTTATTATAACATAAAAGTATAAGAAAGTCAAGCGTTATTTCTTCTTTTTACTTGACTTCTGTGATGGTTTGTTGTATATAGCGTCCCAGTTGCTGGCAAACTTGGCTGAATCGGTCTTTCTAGTGGCGCTTCCCTTGCCACCATGTGTCTGACCCTTCATTTCCTCTTAGTTGTTTTAGCAGCCTTCTTAACATCCTCTTCTAGTGTTGCTATCTTTTTAAACAGTTCTTCAAACTTAGAGTTAACCTGCGCTACTACGTTTTCTAAATCTCTTTCGCTAATCATTGTAATGGTAATCCTTGTGGTGGTTGCGGTGCTGCTTGAGTCACATTACCTTCCTTAACTGCTACTTCACGTTCCTTCAGCAACTGCTCAGAGATTTTAAGACGCTTCTGGAACTCTTTATCGTCTTGGTCTCCTGCTTGTAGGTTAGTAGTGACTGCTTTAATACGAGCAATCTCTGTTTCCTGTGGTATAGCCTGTGCTTCCACCTGCATCTTCTGCGATCTAGCAGCAGACTCTTGTGCTTGGCCGTTGAGTGCAGCAGATTGTGCAGCTTTAAACGCCATCTCTGCTTGTTGAGCAGCTTGTGCTGCTTGCTGTTGTGCTTGCTCGGCTTCAGGGTTAGGTGTGTTAGCTTGCTCTAGTGTAGCAATAAGCTCTTCACGGTTAGACAGATTCATGTTGTCAATGATTGACATAACCAACTTAGGATACATAGGCGTGTCTGGAGACATAGTTTGTAGAAGCTGTACCAACTGCGTAACTTCGTACTCACGGGCAATAATACCTAGTGAGCTAGAGGTGTGGAACTTGTAGTCTGCTACTGGGTACATCTCAGGCTCAAACTGCATGTAACGCCAAGCTGACTTAGTAACAAACGGGATAAGGAAGGACTCTTGGAAGTTAATCAAGGTGCGCTTGTGACGTTTAATGATAGCACCTAGCGACATAGACACACCCGCTGCCGTAGCTTCACCATTAACTGACCCTGCAATACCTGCTGAGTCTATAGCACCTGTGGCAGTCTGCACCATAGTCTGTAGAGCTTGCGCCTGTGCAAAAGTTATCTGACTAACCTGTCCAAAGTTAAAAGGCTGTAGAATTTCGGACGGATTGCCGTTGGTTAATATAGTTTTTCCTGGCTGTATGGAAGGTTTAGCCCCTCTAGGCATGCGTGAAGCATCCATTGCCATCATTGGGTGGATGGTTAGTGCAAGAGCGTCTATTCTAGCGCGTAGTTCTGCGTCTAAAGCTTTCTGAGAGTTATAACCTTTCTCACACACTCCTCTGCCCCAGAAACGACTAGGAACTACGTCCCACGGGAAGGCAACTACAGGACGATCCTGCATCATATAGGGATTTGCTGCTGCTTTAAGAAGAGTACCACCGTTTCCTATAACAACAACAGCCTCTACGTAATAGCTATCATCATCTTCTTGCTCTTCAGCAAACTCAACAATGGTCTCGTCTTCAGCTTCTCCGTCTTGCATTGATTTGTTTAGCAAGTGGCGTGGCACAAGACCGTAGTACTTAGTTAATCTAATCTTGTCTTCATCATAACATGACAAATCTTGATCTGGTTCTATATCAAAGTCAGGAGTAGCTACGCTTATGTCTACATTACGGTATACTCCGCTTTCCTGTAGCTGCTCTACGGAGTGTGAAGATACAAACTCGTCTACAGCACAGCCTAAAGCTGACTCAATATCTGTAGCTACTGGGTCAATAAGAAAGTTTTGAGGCATTACAGGACGTAGTTTGATACAAGTACGGTCAATAATGTTGACACCGACAGCCTGTAACTCACCACCCATGACTGGCTGAGTAGCAGGTTGCATTTCTTTTTCTTCCTGTATAACAATCTCAGCAATGCCTGTACCAAATACAGCAGCGTTGATTAGGCACTCAGCGACACCCTTCCTAACCTTGTTCTTCTTAAAGTCTTCGTCAAGGTGTTGGCGCAGCATGGCAATGTCTTCTGGGTTTTGATCATGGATGTCATCTTTAATGTCAAAGAACTTACCACGGCCAAAGGTAGCCTCTTCTAACTCAGCGACAGATGACTCAACAGCCTGCTGTAGTGCAGGGGAGATGATCTGTGAACGCTCAGTGGCTCTAGTTTTATCTTCAGCAGACCACTGGCCTCGCCAAAGTCTGTAGTACTCTTCAAACTTCTTAGAGTAGTTGGCCTCGTAGTGATCTCTCCACCCATCGCACTTCTGTATAACCCAGTCTTCTAGGTGCTGCTCTTGTGAAAAGTTTTCTTTGTCTTCAATCATAGTTAGTAGCCTGCGTATTTGTCGAGGAATTCGTAGTCTTCTTCTTCATAGTCAAAAGAGTAAGCAACTTTTGCAAGTTGGTCTATATACGCCAGTGAGTCTATCAAGTCATCGTGGACTAAAGGGTTAGGGAATTGAAATAGCTCATCAAGGAACTCTGTGTTCCACTTGCCCTTGTTTAATGTGATGTTACCATGCTCAAAGCGGCCTTGTAATGCCCAAACTACACGGTCAATCTTCTTCTTGTTGCCGTGGGTTAGCTCTTCTACACGAAAGAATCGTTGGTTTTTCTTCATCTGATCGTTGAGGTAGGGGGCTACAGCGTTCTTTAAGGCTCCTTTTTCGATACCGACTGCGAGTGGTTGGTAGTCTCTGACTGCTTCAAAGATGCGTCTTGCGGTCTCTTCGACACCCCAACGGCCATGTATGATATTAGCAACCCACCACCCGTCCACACCTGCTTTAACCACAGCAATAGCTGTTTGGTCAAGTCTTTTGGTTTTGGTAGTGACTTTCTGTACGTCTGCAAATCCTGCCAAATCGACAGCAATGTAATAGTCACCATCTGTGGGTTCTTCCTCGCTAAATCTAACATCTTCTTCTTTAAAAAGTTCACTGCCGTGTGCCTCAAAGGATGCCATAAACTCCTGACGGAAACTAAAGGCTGACATTGATTTCTCAGCAGCCCTAATCTCATCAGGGTCTAACAGCGGGTTATCAAAGCTAGTGAAGTGATAGCCTGCCCAATCACCATCTTCAGAAACACTAGCATACGTATATAACTCATAGAAGTGATTACGTCCCATTGGCGTACCAATGAACATAGACTCACCCTTCTGATCCGCAAGAGCAGGACGTAGGATTTGCTCCCACACCTCTGGCTTCATGTCGGCATACTCATCCATCACCAAGTACTTTAGACTGACACCACGCATAGTCTCAGGTCTATCTGCACCCTTTAGGGTTAACAGCGCACCATTGATGAACTTGATCTGTAGGTTGTTGACATGGCTACTGGCTATAACACCATGACCTAGCTCAAGCAACATCTGCCACATAATGTCCCTAGCCTGACCCTGTGTAGGGGCAACGTAGAACACTTGGCCCTTCTTGCTTGACAAACAGTTTAATATCAAAGACCACGCGGCTAGCCTGCTTTTGCCTGTACGTCTGCCTGCGGCTATGACCTTAAAGCGTGTTGTATCTTCGTAGACTTTTTGCTGCCAAGGGAGTAACTCAACCTTTAAATCAGCCAAGCTAGTAGCACCACATTACAGGAGACTCATTACCGTCAAGGTTGCGGATGTCAACATGCACAAAACCGTCAGCAACTCCAATTCCCGTAAAGCCCATTTTAATGGCCTCTTCAACAATTGTGTACCGCTGTGTTCCGTTACTAACTTTAATGTCCGCTGCAATTCCTTGGGCATGAGTTCCTGCTTTCTCCTTCTTTCGTTCGATGGGGTGGTCTTCTGAGCGATAACCACTGGTGATGACAAAAGGGAACCCACATCTTGCTCTTAACAAATCTATCTTCAACAGTAGATCATCACTGATCTCATTGTCACCTGTGTACTGACAGGCAAACTCTTCTCTAGTGAAGTAATCTAAGTCTCTGTTG